TATTTTATTTTTTTGATACTCACAGAAACGAAATTTTCCGGTAAAACTAAATTCTTCAAAATTATATAAATAGGTATAAGTATACCTATCTTCGTGATCTTGATCATCGCTTTTCGTATCATTATCCAGTCTAAAACGAATAACTTTAACAAGTTTTTCTATTAGTGTTTGAATTTCAATTGAAACCATGTTTATCTTTCTAATTATGTTTTTAACTTGATCTTTCGAATAAAAGATGACAGTGTAGTTAGAACAACGGCGTATGATTCCATGAGAGTTCCTCGAAACAAGTCTTAGCAACATCATCGTGGAAAGACTTTCTATCGACAGTTTTCAATATGGTAAAATCCTCCTTTTTACATGGGTGACGGTATCTAACCAACAATTGATATAAAACATATTGTGTATTGATGAAATTCTTACGATCAAATCCGGGCTTGTTTTTGAACTTTTTATCGTACAGATCTGCTAGTGAGTCGAAATCGTCCAGAAGTTTGTCCTCCAAATGGGTAATATTATCTGGTTTATTTCCTGTCATCTGGTAATGAATAAGATTAACATTCTCATAATGTTTAGTATATTCTAATTCTTTGAGAAATAAATGTATATGTTCTTTTGTAATGTTCTGACATCTTTCCTCTTTTGGCGTTTTTTTGGTTCCAACAAGGAGATGATGTTTTCGAAATTGTTCAAATAGATTAATGTAGACATTTGGATCGATTGTACTGTTCTGTTTGCCCTGGTATTGGTTAATACAGTCACGGAAGTGAACCTTTCGATCGTACGTGTATTTAGCGGATATGTTAATTCGATCGATGTCTTTATATGAAGATGTATGAAGGAGGATTTCCTGTTGTGCTCCACATGGAATACATATGTAGATACTGTTGTCAATTATATCGAAAAGTTTCTTGTTTGGACAGTTATTACAAATAACTGTCTTAGATTTTTTTGGACTGATCATTTGAATGTCTGTGTATTTTTTCGCAATATCCAAATATGAAGAAATCACGACACCCTTTTCTTTGTTATTACGCGATGGTTTTCCCATAAAAGACAATTTTACGGGAGTAGATAGAATTTTTTTATATCTTTCTACCAAATGGGCTGTTTCTATAATGTAAAAGTTTAGTTGTTGACCAGATATTAAAGTTTCTATTTTTTCCTCAAGCTCGGATATATTTCTTTTAAGGTTACGACACGCTCGTACAGAGAGTGTTTGCTTTTTATCGGTTTGTTGTAGATCTAGGAGCTTTTCCTGATAATGAGGTAGTTTATTTGTTTCTTCTATGAATGTGCGTTTAATCTTAGCATTTATGCTTAAAATATCTAATTCGGACATTATTTCTTTAGATACTATCTAAATAATTCGGACATTATTTCTTTAGATAAAATCTTAATAAAATTAAACATGCGTTTAACCTTCAAATCTATACTTAAAATATCTAGTTCGAACATTCTTGATTGGTATTTTTTTGAATGTGGTTTAACTTTCAGGTGTATATTATTTAAACTTTTGAAAGTTTAAATAAAAAGCAATGATCAATATTCTAAACAAATCTTATATATCCATTCCAGTAGAATACAAGACCCAAGTTCTTATTTTATACGCATCAAAGTACAAAAATGTGCATTATATCAATATAAACAGTTTATGTGGAAAAGACACAACAGTCAAAAGATGGAAACGTCGTACTTCAACTAGCGAGTTGATTAAGAACTTATCTATTAAGGATTGTGTCTCTAAACCCTTTTTAAGTTCAAAAAATAAAGGAACCTGGATATCTTCAACTCTTTTCGAAGATTTTGGTAACTGGCTCGGAGAAAAACTAAACAACTTTGGAACCTACGTGAAAACTCACATCAGTAAACTATATTCAAAACACAAAACATCTGGTCCTAGACTCAGATTTAACTCTAACCACTTTATTAATCTCACAGACATCTCTAACATATACGAAAAAGACATCAGAACGTGGAAGAAAACAAAAGCATACAAAGAATATACTTTAGAAAATAAGGACCACTGTCTATCTGGTAATAATATCACAGATGAACTCGGTATCAGAACTACTTATGGTCATCCTACATTGGCTTTTCAACTATTAGAATACTACAACAAGAAAAACGACGGAGAAGATGATATTCAATATAGTCTTCGCCAAACTATAGAAAAACACGAAAAATATTCTGAAGTGACTGAGGAAATTATAGAACCTCAACCAGTACTAGTAAAATCTTCAACACTAGCAATAGCTAGTACCGTTGATGAGTACAAATTATCTGGTAATAATCTTATAAACTGTCAGCTAACACTGCCTAACGGTAATACGATGACCATACCAATAAGAGAAGATGGATATATCAACGCGACTGCTTTATGTAAAGCTGGTAACAAACTATTTGGTCATTATAAAGAGAATAAAAAAACCAAAGCCTATTTACAGGCTTTGGAATCGATTATCGGAATTCCGATAATGGAATTATTTGATGTGAAAGTAGGTGGAAATCATTCTGGTACATATGTTCATCGCAAAGTCGCTTTGCATTTGGCTCAGTGGATATCACCAGAATTCGCGGTACAAGTATCTGGATGGGTTGAAGAGCTACAACTAGAAAATAAACAACTTAGACAACGTTTACCTATTTCTATAAACACTCAGTTAATTTCATATAAACTTACACTAAAAAATGGAAATATATTTGAAATACCAACAAGAACAGATGCATATATTAACGTAACTTTGTTATGCAAGGCAGCTGGTAAAAGAATAGATAATTGGACTAGATTAAAGCGAACACAAGAACTGATATCTGAATTATCCAACTCCCTCAGATCTGAGGGAGTTGAAATTATACACACAATAGAGGGGAAACATGGAGGAACATATTATCACCCAGATTTAGCAATACAGTTAGCACAATGGTTATCACCATCATTTGCGATACAAGTATCCAGGTGGATTCGAGAACTTATGCTAACTGGTAAAGTTGAAATGGGTAAAGAGAAAACCAGTAAAGAACTTGACAACATATTCAATCGTAAGACCGGTCTGAACACGTTACCGTACGAGAAGAAGGATGTAGTGTATGCATTGGAGTTCACACCAAACGAGGATGTGGAGATGGACTGGGAAAACGCTGAAGAAGAAGGGAGAAAGTACTACAAGTTTGGAACTGCGTGTGATATAAGTAATAGATTAAAACAGCATGAATCTGACAAGGATTTTAAGAAAGTTCGGTTGGATAGGTGTTTTGTGTATAATTGTGGGTATGATATAACACGGGGTGAGAAGAAAATCAAGAGGGTTTTGGATAATTTGGATATAAGGATCAAATATGGAAGGAAAACGGAATGTTTTGTCGCTACACCAGAAGAATTACAGTTCGTATATAATGAAATGGAGAAACATAACAAATCCTGTTTGTATACAGCGGTTGAGAATATCAAAGGAAAGGAGGGAGATGATAAAATACAGATAGAAAAAATGCGTATAGATTTTGAAGAGAGAAAACATGATAAATATATAAAGTTGTTTGAAAACGATAAGATTACGTTTGAACAAATGGAGAAAATGCTGGTACGCTTGAAAACGCAATGATAGATCATGAAGATCAAAAATTTAGTTATAAAACACACAAACAATGTTTTATAAGGTGAAAGGAGGTGAATAGAAAATTTTAGTATGAAATTTTGTACCTAGGCATTATAATTTTTTTTGAAAATTATAATCTTGACCTATATAAAAAACTATGGCTTCTCTATGTACATCAAACGTAACGTCCGGATTTATTGATCTCGCGACTTTCGATGAACTTGAAAAATATATGTATGGTGGTCCTGATGCTACCGCTTACTTCGTTCGTGAGACGCGTAAGTCGACTTGGTTCACTCAGGTCCCTGTCGTCCTCTCTCGTGCGAGTGGTAACCCCGGTTTCGATACCGAGTGGTCCGTTAGCATTTCCCGTGCTGGTGATTATCTCCTTGCTGCTTGGCTTCGTCTGACTACACCTACGATCACACCTAATCGTGATATCTTTGGTCTTACTGACACCGCTCATCCTGACGCTAACCCTAATCTTCGTATCCGTTGGACTCGTAACTTTATGCACAACATTTTACGTGAGGCTTGTATTACCTTCAACGATCTAGTCGCTGCTCGTTTTGATAATTACCATCTCGATTTCTGGACGTCATTCACCGTGCCTGCAGGAAAGCGTACCGGTTACAACAACATGGTTGGTAACTTCTCCGATCTTACAGATCCTCATGCTCCTACCGGAGTTACATCCGTTGGTCCTTTCATCCCCGCATTCACTCTCAACCTTCCTCTTCCGTTCTTCTTCACTCGTGACAGTGGTGTGGCTCTTCCCACTGCTGCTCTCCCGTATAACGACATGAGAATTAACTTCTCGTTCCGTGACTGGAGAGACCTCCTGATTGTTGATGACCTTGGTGCTGTTGGTACCGGTAATGTGTCTGTTGGTGGTGCTGTTGGTCCTTACTCGCGTCAGGCTCGCGATGCGGATGTTGTTGGTACTCCTACTCTTACCAACGTTCAGGTTTGGGCTAACTATGCTATCGTATCTAACGATGAGCGTAAGCGTATGGCCTGTGCTCCTCGTGATATTCTCATCGAGCAGGTACAGACAGCACCCCGTCAGACCTTCTCTCCTGCTACCGACCGGACTCCCCGTTACGACATCCGTTTCTCGCATGCTATCAAGGTATTCTTCTTCGGTGCTCGTAACACGACTGTCCGTTCCCAATGGTCTAACTACACCTCTGGTACTCCCGTTCCAACCCAAACGTCCGTTGATCGCGAATCGTCTTCTATGACCGACCCCGTTTTACAAACCTCCCTTATTTACGAGAATACCAACCGTATCTCGCAAATGGGATCGGACTACTTCTCGCTCATCAATCCGTGGTACCATGCCCCTGTCATCCCTACCGACACTGGTTACCACATGTACTCGTACTCCCTTGACTTCATCTGCCTCGACCCAATGGGGTCTACCAACTACGGTAAGCTTACCAACGTCAGTATTGTACCTGAGGCTTCTGGCGATGCGGTTCTTTCTGCTTCTGGTGGATTTCCTCACACTACTCCTGCCCTTGCTAGCGGTGGTGACTTCGTTAATACTTGGGAGTTCGTCACGACTGCTGTGAACAACAACATCATCAGAATCTCAGGAGGGGCCCTTGGTTTCCCTGTCTTGTAAGGTGGAATTTTTGGTGGTACTATTGGATTACAACTTTCATTGATTTTATACAAAAAATTGTATAAAATGCCTATAGAAACAGTTAAATATCTTACACTACAAAAATTGAATATAAGTAGAAAATTTTTTACTATAAACACGAAATGGATTTCAATATCGAAACCAGTAAATATATTGGAAAAATTATCCCAGAATCTCCAATGGCTCTCAATCTCCGTGCAATCAAGCGAAAAACGCAAAGGATGAAAACGTCTGGACCATGTGTCCGCAAACTATTCAAAGACTATACTGAAACAAAAATCAGCGATAATACACAAAAAGAATTGGATGACAAATGATTAAGAAAATTTATTTAAGACTATTATAGTCTTAAATAAAATGACAAACAGAAGAAAGTCTCGTAAAAGACTTCGCAATCGTCTCAAGAATGGTAAGAATACTCGTAAACGTAAAGCAGTTCGTAACAAACTAAAAAAAGATCTTTCCCACATTATTGATATGTTCAAAAACATAGATATTGATCTGATTGAAGATATTCTTAAGAGTATATACATTACCACCCAACGTAAAGCCATTCATCCAAATCAATCGGCATGTTCATCATCCAATCCCGAACATCGCTCCTCTTCCGACCAACTAAATCTGGTAGAACATCAATAAGCTGTGGGTTCAAGTCTAACTTTAACACCGTAAATTCTGGTAACATTAAAAAGAAATCATGTGGGTAGTAAAGAACAAAGTAACGAATCATCTCGTGTACAGTATCGTAATCTTCACGGGGCTTCTTTAATTTGTACCAACTTCCAATCTTATCTACAGCCTTTTTCTGAATACTCTTGATTTCTTCCGCCCAGTTTTTGCATATCGGAATAAATTCCGATTGTGGAACAAAAGAAAGAATCATATACTGGAGTTCAGATGGTAAAGCCATGTTTGATGAATTTAAAGATTTATAGATTTAATTTTCAATTATAAATGGGTATGATATACCCAAGACCGTCAATACGCACGTATATTGGAAAAGGAACGACAGAGGTAGAATCTGTTAAAAATTTTGTTAGACAAGTTGGTAGAAGAATAAAGATAGATATGGGTAGTAAAACTGTTTTTTACAATGGGGAAAGACATCATCTAATCTCTATAATGGTAGATAATAAAGATTATATTTGGGATAGTTTTGTACTTTAAACAAGATGCTTCAAAGTATATGCGATCATCGCACCCCTGATCAATATCGCATGTTCCTTGGTAACAATAGCGTACGAATGGGTAGGACCCTTCATAGGGAACTCTAGCTTCTTTTTGAACTTGTACACAGGGTTCTTTTCGCTTAATTCACTGCGCATAAGATAAGCAAAACCACCCTTCTGATGCGTGATTTCACCATCAGAATAGATGTGATATATCCAATTCCCGTTCGGTGATGCATTTTGTTGTACAAGAGCGGGGTTGTGGTAGGATATGATCATATCCTGAACAGACAAATCGATATTCTTATTTTCAGTGGAGGAAGCCATGTTTAAAAAAAAATATAAAATATAAAATATTTTTCAATTATATGCTGTAGGTAAAAATATTTTTCAATACCGATTATTATATAAAGAATATAAATCAATCATATAAACATAACAATGAGCAGGCAATCATCAAAATCAAGAGGCAAAATTATACTCAAAAAGAATAAAACTATAAACAAGATTTGGCATCCAGAATCAACTCTCGTATTCAAATCTCCCAAGGAAAAATTAGTAATCGGTCGTTTTCAGAATGGAGATGTCATACCGCTTGACGAGGAAGCACTAGACCTATGTGTACAGTGGAAATTCAAATACGATACTAGTCTTGTTGATGAAGAGGAAGTTACCGAATCTGATACAGGGGATGAGGGAGAGGAACCCGAACCGACACCGGAAACTGTTAATAAATTTAAAACAAGCGATGGGGATCCCGAACTGAAGCCTGTTAAGGAAGTTCCTGATCCTGTCAAGGTTTCAAAGAAATTTAAAACAAGCGATGAGGATCCAGAACTGAAGCCTGTTAAGGAAGTAATACCTGAAGCTAAGGAAGTTCCTGATCCTGTCAAGGTTTCAAAGAAATTTAAAACAAGCGATGAGGATCCAGAACTGAAGCCTGTTAAGGAAGTAACACCTGAAGCTAAGGAAGTTCCTGATCCTGTCAAGGTTTCAAAGAAGGTTCCTGTTCCTGATCTAACTGGAGATAATAACCTTCAAGTAGAAGTAGCATTTACCAATTTTAACTCTGAGTTATCACTTCTACGTAACAATATTAACAAAATTATTAGTGATGTACAGAACAAAGCAGTGAAAGATTTTACTGCTTTATCAAAGGAGTTGATAACAACTAAGGACGAACTTTCTACAAAGAACGAGGCTCTTGTTACAATAACGAAAGATTTCGAGGAAACAAAGGCGAAATTGACCAATATTAGAAGTGCTCTTGGATTTTAAGTTAAATTAGGTTTTAAATATTTTATTTAAAACTCAAAGAAATGTTGATTGTTTATCCAGAGTAATACCCATCGGAATCGCTATCGCTGTGATACTTATCATCCTTCTTAGCAGAATTCTTCGTATTTGAAGACTCTTTTAAAGTCTTACTAAATCTGAGAGATGGGGGTGCTCCTTTAGATTTAAACTCACGTGCCTGCACTTTAAGCAATTTGTTCTGATGTCTGATGACAACACGGCAAATACGTGTCTTCAAGTCCTTGGTGGCTTTGTGAATAAGTTCATCGATCTGCTCTTCTAGTTCGCGATCCATTTTTTCTTTAGTTTCATTATTTCTTTAAGTTATCATCAGTACTCATTTTTCTTTAACAGGTGTCAGTCTAGAGACGGTGACCCCGTCTTGTGAAAGTAATGTAAAAGACCCGTCATCGTTAACAGGTCCTATGGACAAAGACATAAACAATGGATTGTCCATGCAATCGATATATAACCGTCCGTCAAGACCTATAATACCAGTACAATTATTTTCACCTATCAAATTTGGATGGTTGCACGTCATTTGCCAAATAGCGCATATTTCGGGGGCTACGGTGACATCAACATTATTTCTTAAAATTTTTGTTGTCCATTCCATACAACCATAATCAGCCGATCCATCGTATTGAGGTTTAGGCCATTGCCATTTCCATTTCGTGTGGATACTTCCATAATAATCACTTTGATTGCAACTAATATTATTATCTTTAATTTCCTTCAAGTTGCCACACTCTTTAAATGGGCCACTGCTATTAGTGAGAGTTTTCATACGATGGAAACGTTTTACCAAACTTGTTTTTTGTTCATCATTTAGAGATGACGATGTTGGAGCAAGTTTTTTATCTGTTCTGTTAGTTCCCGGAGGATATTTGGAAATTATTGAAGATGTATTATTTACACATCTGAAAAAATAACTACCATTTGAGATAAATGGATAATCTTTTGTATTATTAACTGTAATAATATGAGTATCATCGTCTGGGGAAAAATCAATACGTAAAGTAAATGTTTTTGATGATATGAAATCGCCGTTCTTTGGTAGATCGTCTGGATTATCAAACCGCAAAAGACTATACTTTTCACCAGACTTTAATCCAGAAATTAAACATTTACAAGATATCGGTCCTGGTGGTGCGTAAACTTGGTCCTCGCTTCCCCAATTTGGTTCAAGAGGAGAAGACATTTCCAATATAACCCTGTACAACTCTTTATGAGGGTCAACATTACCATTAAAAGATACAAGTTCGTTTAATGCAGGTACTCCAACAGTTGGGTCTATAACACCTGTTATGTCTGGAATGGCTAGATAGTACGGGGCATAATAGACCATGTCAGGTGTCATACTCTCACGTGTTTGATAACATAATCCTTTTAGACAGCTTAATTTAAACGGGTATAGTAAATACCCGTCAGTTAACCAAAGATCCTTAATTTTACCGGTTATATCAGATGTGTAGCCAGTTACAGTACATACATGATCGTATGCAACGTCAGAACCGGCGTCTGACGTTTCATTAACAAATAAACCAATAATAACTGGATTATTATTATCTAACTGGGTTTGTATATATGCTAAAATACTCTCCAAATCCATATTGGGTTTCCCAACATACTCATATTCCATATGCATTTTTTTAAAACATGTATCTTGGTTATCACCGAGTAATAGTGTACTACCAGCTGCTTTAAGAATTTGCTCTTGTGATACGTAATTTCCGTAATAAATCATACATGTCTGTGTACTACCTTCGGCACAATACCCAGCGATGGTTTCAGCCCATAACCCCCAGCCCCACATACGTCGAGGTTTTATGTTCAACATAAGTGTATTAGATTTTGCTTCAAAAAAAGAAGGAGAGCAATCTTTTTTCTTTTTTGGTTTTAATATGACTATGATTAATGCGATTAGTAACCCCGCTGCGATTGTAACTAATAGTCCTATCACAAACCAAAACCAATTTTTATTGTTGATAAATCTCATTTATAAACTTAGTTTATAAATTATTTATTTATTTATTTGAATCATATCCATGTAATCTTTTTGTAAAGTAAATGCACCGACGGACCCACATTGTTTTCCCTTTCCCTTCATTAAATTAATTTTTGTATAGCGGTCAAAGGATTCGAACCAATTATCTACATTATCAGGAAAGGGTGTAACTCGAACCTTTCCCATACTCTCATGGGCTCATAGTTAAATTTGAGTATTGCTGTATGTTTCTTGCACAGGAAACGATTCGATAATGTAGACGGACCAGACGACCGCCATATACTTTGTTATATGTTTTTAAATAAGAAATTCTTTTTCTTATTTACAAACATATAACTTGGACGTGATATTAAGAATAATTCATAAAGACCATGTTAACAGTTTTTCTTTATTAACATAAAATGAAGAATATTAGACTAATTTATTGTTTAAATTTCTACCAGACTCTGATTATATTGTAGTTCATTACAGATAATATAAGATCACTCTTTTCCGGTTGAGGAGAGTTTTTATTTATAATAACAATTGCAGATTGTCTATTCATATTCTGTCGACAGAAAGGACATGTCTTTTTTACATATTTATCTTTGCATTTTACACACATGCGTTTTCCTTTACAGCATCTTAGTATATTAATAGTCACAAAAGAATTAAAGCAAATGTTACAGTCGTGCATTTATTTATAGAGATATATTTTATAAATATAAAAGACGGTTAAATTAATATACTGAGAGATGAGTTCTAAGTATCGGAATGGGTAAAAAAACCGGGACATGTTTTAATCTTCGATAGACAAGAAGCAGCTTAAAGATGTTGGCTCTCTAGACATAAATGAGCAAACATGTCTCCCGTGAAAAATATGAAAGTGTAAAACATAAGGGAACTCAGTGGTACAACGAGTATACCAATATGAAGGAAAAAGTGGAAGAACTTACTGATATGAATAAGGATCTTTTAGCACAGAATGAGGATCTGGTCGATCAGTTGAAGGATTTTAAAGAGGATTTGGTCGATCAGACTCCTGATAACGAATTGGTTGATGAATTGGAGACGGAGAATAAGTCTCTCCGAAAAGAAATCCGTAATATGAAAAGAGATAATAAGGTGTTTGATGATAAACACAGGGATAAGATTGTTCATCTTGAACGGGATCTTTTTGTAAAGGACGGGAAGATCCAACGACTTGAAGATGCAAAGAAGGATCTGAAGGAACGTTATACGGAGCTAAAGGAGGATTGGAGGGAGGAGCGGAGGAGTAACAGAAAAGAAAAATAAGTAAGAGTTATGTGTGTATTTCAATGTGATAAAAATTGAAATCTAAAAACGTAATAATTAAAAGAAAATAGAAATGACATCTCAGTCTTCAAACTTCGCATATGCCATGGCCGCTACGGCGAATGGAGCAGTATCCCTAGCGACACCTGACCCATCTGGTAAGTCCAGTGGGCTATTGTCTCTGTTTTTCAAGTCGGTTCGTGGCCTCAACGCCCCGCGTCATTATCAGTATATGGCAGAGGCATCACAGGAGAGCGTGACAGACTCGTTTCTCATGGCATTTCACACCCGTGATTGCCGTGGTGGTAAGGGCGAACGAGAGCTTGGTCGTCGCAGCTTAGTGTGGTTGTTCATCAACCACCCTCATATTTTTTCGAAGGTTGCCAAACTCCTCCCCGAGTACGGGAGATGGGATGACCTTCTACAGTTTTTTCCTGGTGTTCTTAATCTCTCTGACATTGGATTCGTTCGTCTTAACTACATGTCCACCGTTCGTGACACCGAGCGCCTGCTTGTGCTCCGAGATCTACAGACCCAATTGGTTCGGCTGTTTGCTCGGAAGCTTCAGGAAGATCTCGAGCACATGAACAGTGGTAATCCATGTTCACTCGCTGCTAAGTGGGCACCCACAGAGGGGGACTCTCTCGACCGCAAGACGGGAGTGTTTAAGATTCTGGCAACAGAAATGAAGGTTACTTCTCGTGCTCTGCGTAAGGAGTACCTGACTCCTCTGCGATCCTACCTTAAGATTGTTGAGCGCTTCATGTGCGATCGTGAGTGGGATGAGATTGACTACAACAAGGTGCCTTCTTGTGCAATGAAGCGACTGAAGAAGTCGTTCGAGAGACATGATGAGACCCGCTTCCAAGAGTGGAGAAATGCGCTTCAGAAGGGTGATCACATTGTTGCCAAGGTCAACGCTAAGCAGCTGCATCCACATGAGCTTGTTAAGGAGATGCGTTCGTCCGGACACGCCGACGGTGTTTGTGCAGCCCAGTGGAAGATCATGGAGGAAGAGTGCATGAAGAATGGTGCACTCAACAACGACATCGCAGTAATTGACACATCTTCGAGTATGCACTCTCCAGGGTACTTGCCATACGACGTGGCATGTGCGATGGGTCTGCTGATCTCCAAGTGCTCTGTTGGCAAGTTCAAGAATCATGTTCTAACCTTCAACAGTGTTCCATCATTCGTCCTGATAAAGGATGCTCCGATCTACCAGCGTTGGCATCAGCTAGCCAACATCAGCTGGGGTGGGAGTACCGACATTCAGGCCACATTTGAGCTCATCCTCAACCGCGGCAAAAAGTGTAAGCTCACTCAGGCGGATATGCCAAAGCGTCTTTGGATCATCTCGGACATGCAGTTTAACCAGTGTAATGGTTACGGATCTGTGACGAACTTCGAGGCCATCGAGAAGATGTACGCCAAGTCCGGGTACACTCGTCCCCAAATCGTCTTTTGGAACGTCGACGGTTCAAGTACCGACTTCCCAGTATCCGTAGGCAATAACGGTACTGCACTTATTTCTGGCTTCTCCCCTTCAGTGATGAAGGCAGTGCTCGAGGGTGACGACAGCTTCTCCTCCTACAGCATCATGCGCAATTGTCTCGACGACGAACGTCTTCAACCGGTTCGTCTCGCGCTCGGTATCGAGAATAAGATACCAAATACGAACGCAACAGGAGTTGAGCCAGCAGGTGAGAAGAAAGACAAGTGAAGAATAACAATTATTATAAGGATAATCCTTATAATAAATTTTTTTGCGTCCAAGTTATTTAACTCATGTTAAACTCAATTGCCATAACTTGGGTTTTTGATTCTGCTTTACCTCTCATCTGCAAAATACTCATCCCACCAGGCAAATCATCAAAATCCTTCCACTCTACGACCTGTAATCCACTCGGAAAAACTTCAACCTTGCCGACAACAACTTCGTCATCCGGATCTGTAATATTAATAAGTATAAGTTCTGATACACCAGTAGCAGAATTCAATACAACAGAGCAATTGTCAAGTACATAGATACTTCCATTAAATGGAATAGTAACAATATTGGAATAAGATTCATTTGTTAAAACAACACCATTGTTATATAAAATACTCTTAACAGCTACCCCAGTCGCTCCTTTAGGACCCTTGAATCCTTGTTCTCCAACTGGTCCAGTCGCTCCTTTAGGACCATTTAATCCCTTAGGACCAACTAATCCTTGTTCTCCAATCGGACCAGTGACTCCTGGCCCAGTGTAACCTGGTCCTGTAGTGCACGTACATTCTCCTGTAGGACCAGTTGGTCCTTGTTCTCCAGTGGGTCCTGGTTCTACAGTGCATACACATTCTCCTACAGGACCTTGTTCTCCACCGGATCCTGTAAAACCTCTGACTCCAGGTAACCCATCGGGGCCAACTTTCCCACGTGGTCCCCCCTCGCCAGGATCTCCTGTTGGTCCTTGACTACCACGTTCACCATGTTGTCCAGAAGGACCAGTAGGTCCAATAAGATAAGTGTTTGAACGAGGCGATGAACTTGGCTCAAATTTCTCAACAGATATAGGAGATAAATTTGAAGTTGATCGATACGATTCAAATACGTCAACTTTTACATTAACATTAACATCAGATTCTGATTCTGATTCTGATTCTGAATCTGAATCAGAGTCGGAGTCGGAGTCGGAGGAGTTGGAGATAGGTACAGGTACATACACAGCCTTCTCATCAATTTCGGTTTTTTTAACTGGTGATAAGGAAGGTTGTTGCCAATGTTTTCTCGCGTTATATCTAATACGAAATGCCATTTTTGTTGTTTACTATTTTTGTTTTAGATCAAATTAAGTTTTAAGCCTATTTAAAACAATGGAAAAAAATAGAATAAATGTCAAAGCTGTTCGAAAACAAACAAATAATCCATATTGCAACAGAGATAGTTGCTCTTATCGGAATTATATTTTATTTCTCTTCTAAGAACAAAAAACTACTCGAGCATATCGAGGACTTGTCTCAACGACTCGAGGATCAAGAGGATTTAATTCAGAAACACGAACAGATCATTAGGCAATTGGTACAGGCAGTTAACAATCGTGGTGGAACTCATAAACAGTTGTCTCCTAAAGTCAAAAAGAACAAGGTCAGTCATCCTAAAAGAACTAAAAAAGAACTAAAAAGTTCTCCAAAACCTGTTGTAAATTTTGATGATGAAGTTGAAGAGATATACGAACCCCAATCCAAACGATCAGCAGCAACAGTTGAGGAATATTCGAGCGATGATGATAGCGATTTAGACGCGGAAATTGCAGATGAATTACAAGAATTACATCAACAAGACGGTTTAAAAAAAAGAAATTAGATAAACAAGAATTGCCACAATGCAAAGACCTGACAAACAAGGAAACGATTATGGAAATAATAACCCCTGGAGTACGGTTAAATCTAAAAAAAAATCAAGAAATAAACCTAATCTGGGAACTCCTAGGGGAACACAACAACAAACTCCTCGGGGATCACAACAACGAACTCCTCGGGGATCACAACAACGAACTCATCGGGGATCACAACAACGAACTCCTCGGGGATCACATATATATTCCCAACAGGGAATACCGCAATATAACCAGCATCAATCAAATCGTCGGTATGATAACGGGCCAAACCGGTTCTCTCGATTTCAGGAGCAAGAGGAAGTTAAAAAACCAAAGTATGAACATAAGCCAAAACCGGTTTATGTTCCAACCGGTCCAAACTATGCCAGTGTTACAAAGGATGACGATCCAAATGTTGAACAGAAATCTGGGATCATCGCTCCGACCATCCCACTACCAGAGGAACAGAAATCTGGGATCATCGCTCCTACCATCCCACTACCAAATCGACAGAGATGGACAACTCGGAACCAAGTTCCCAGGCCAAACAACAAAAATAGTTTTAATGCCTGGGAATTTGTCTACTTTAAACATATTCTAGATTTGAGTGATATTTTTTCAAAAGGGATAAGTGAACTTGATTTCGATGCGAAATCTTTTAATTTTCTTGATATTTTCTCTCATTTTATCAGAGATGCTTCGTCTGGGGAGATCAGTCGATACATCGAAGAACTTGATGAGAAAACTGATCAGTTTTATTTGGAATATACTATTAAAAGGAATAATTTCTAATATAAAATGGGACGCAAGAACCGAAATAGAGTATCAAAGTATAAAAGCGACATTAAAGTAGTTGAAGAAGAAGATGATGAAGAAAACGAGTCCACTCGACTTCAAAAGTATCATGAATACCGAATCAAGGTTATATGGGAAACATATCGGGCAATGATCCAATATTGTGACGATATGTACATTCCATTATGTGATTATTTAACAGTTGATATGTTTGAAGATTTTGTAGATCATTTAACATAATTATTATACTTAATTAAGTATAATAAAAATTAATATGTATTTATACTTACGATAATAGACCCATACACTTCAAGATAGATCGCTGCACCTTTGCTAACTCTCCAATCTTCTTATTACCAGCAATAACATTAGCCAAAGTCGATTCAACATCCACGATCTCAGCTCCTTCTCCTGGTCTATCTGAATCTTCATCATCACTTGAATCAGAGTCACTTGATACGGGCGTAGGAGTTCTCCTCTTTTTCTTCTTTCTCTTCGGTGGGGGTGTAGGAGAAGCTGAAGATTCGGAAGATACATCTGAAATAGCGCTAGAGGGTTTAAGCAATGGTTCGTCGTCATCAGATGAATCAGATTCATCTGTATCCTGTAGAGAATTTAGTTTATCCATTACTTCATCAAAGTTATATCCTTTATAAACAGATTTATTCTCACCGGTCACTGCAACGATTTGGTTGATCATATTAAGACGTGAATTCACGTCATCAGATACATCCAATTCATCTGTATCCTGTAGAGAATTTAGTTTATCCATTACTTCATCAAAGTTATATCCTTTATAAACAGATTTATTCTCACCAGTCACTGCAACGATCTGGTTGATCATAATAAGACGCGAATTCATGTCATCAGATGAATCCGATTCATCTGCATCCTGTAAAGAATTTAGTTTATCCATTACTTCATCAAAGTTATATTTTTTATAAACAGATTTATTCTCACCAGTCACTGCAACGATCTGGTTGATCATAATAAGACGAGCATTTAATTCATCTACTCGATCCTGGTCATTGGACTTTGTCAGCATTCGATCGTTCTCAATTTCCATTCCCTCAAGTGTCTCACGTAGTGTATCTACCTGCCAATCCTTATAATAACTCTTTGCACGACCAGTTGCTAGGGCAATCTGATTAATAAGCTTTTTACGTTTCAATCCTTCTGTCGACCAAGGATCTGGTAGAGCAGGTCGATCTTTGCGTTTCTTACTAGTCTTGAGAGTCTTTTTCAAGGCAGTAATTGCTTCTGATGTACCAACCATCTGTTTGCCTTGGTATTCCCAGCTATCCAAACCCTGCGCTTGGGTGGGGGATAAGCATACACCAGGAATGTTGTTAATATCGCATACAAATTCGCCATTACACCATTGTCCTTTCTCTGGATCGCATCTGCCATTATTATTTACAGCTTTTAGATAGGTGAACATTCCTTCTTTATGAGTTGGAAAGGTAGTTAAACCCTTACTTCGTAGAGTTTTACGAAGGTATTTTCTGCTCGGAAGCGGAGGAGGTGTTAAACTCTCAGGTGTTTTTTTTCTCTTACGAGGAGGAGTTGGAGTACGCTTACGGTTGCTCTTCTTCTTTGATCTCTTACGAGGAGGAGGAGTTGGAGTACGCTTACGGTTGCTCTTCTTCTTTGATCTCTTACGAGGAGGAGTTGGAGTACTCTTACGGTTGCTTTTTTCTTTCTTTTTCAAAATTGCTAAAATAAGTTCATGCTTTCTTAACTTGCCCATGGTAATATTATCACCGTCTTGATCAAAATAAGTAATCTTCAACTTACGAGCTTTATCCTGTAGATCAGGACCATTATTATCTCTTTTCTTCAGTTTGTTTAGTTTTATGTACGCCTCAGTCTTTTTAATTGCACTGCTGGGAGTCTTTGAACTCTTCTTCTCTTTGATTGATCCACCATCAACATCAACACCAGCTTCCATAAGAGCCTTGCATGTTTTAGCTTTGGTGGTATACTCAATACCACATTCCTCTGCTATTTCTTTGACCCTCTTTGCCGATGTTTTCTTTTGGCAATGTGTTAAATTATCGAATCCTGTACTACATCCAGATTTCTTCTTGGGTGATGATGATTTGGGAGAAGAGCCACCTGATTTCCCAGCCTTTTGTGCACGACGAATCATCTTCCTCATCGTACTCTTGTCAGCTGACGTATCAGAAAGTTTAGAATATCCAGAAATGGAGTAACCATATTTTCTAAGCCTTTTTGCGTGCTTTTTCAAATCAGACAAAGACATGTCTTTTAGAACACTCGATTCTAGTTTTTTGACCATTTTGTATTTATTTCTACTAAATATAAAATTTTTGTTTTAAGTTCTCTTTTTACGTATCCTTCCGATTTTTTTTTCCAATACCCATATACACCATTTTCCTCCCAGTCAGCAATTAGTGCCTTTGTTGTACGCCCATATTCTTTATAAAGTTCGATACAATAGTCTGAACAAAAAGGATGATGATTCCACAACTTATATTTAGATATACGATCATTATCTTTTTCATTAATTCTCAATCCCCAATACCAGAAATTATATATGTGATATATAATTTTAGACAGTAATAACCATATTTTTGTTATAATCTGTAATATGATCTTTTGGCTTTCCGCGTTGATTCCCGACCAATCGTGTTCCACCTACAGTAATATGATCAAAGTTGATGTGAATATGCCCTGCAACCCATGTATGTACCTTTTCTTTGCATAAAAGGTAATCCAGATCGCTAGCATAGAGTGAAATATACTTATCCTTGCGTTTCTTTCTTTTTGTGATAACAGAATATGTAGGGCAGTGATGTGTAACAATCAGTAGCTTAGTCCCTTTCTTCTGACAATACTTAATCATCTTTTTGATATAAGACAGATCACCTTCATGTTTTTGACTATATGATCGCGTATTCATCTCTGGGATGCGAACGATAAATTTTGGAACGGATGTTTTCGGATCACTCCACAATGTACACCCAACTATACATACATCGTCGATCTGGGCGCTAGATCTGTTTAAAATGTATAAATTATTGATGCTTTTCTCCATTCTGATAAAATTTTGTAGCAATACATTCATCCGCTGTGGTTTGTATCCTTGAACTGTGTAATATTCATGATTGCCTGGTACGTAGATCACGACCTTGTAGTGCGGGCATAGATTAACTAAAAATGTGTTTAGTTGGTTATATTGATAAAACGATCCAATATCCCCTGCAAGGATCAGAATATCTGCGGAAGGTGTAATTAATGTTAAAGGATCGGGGACCTCAGTTGATCTATACTCGATATGCAAATCTGATACGATTTGAAAGTTTGTCATCCCGATTGTATTCCTTTCTACTATATTTATATACTTTTTCATTTTTAAATGAAACATTAGAATAAATGTCGTATCCTTTATTCTATACATTAATAACTACACGTCTAGTGGCACCACCCTTAATATTTTATTATATACACCCATTTTATGCTATGATTCTGGACGAAGTTGTTGTCGACGGGTTGATAGCACCCCATCATTTTGCTAAAAATTTGGTACCAAAAGAATTTCATGTAAACAGAAAACCATCATATGATCTCCCATTGGATGCATGGGGTTTTTTGAATGGGTTACAACCAATTATGTGTAAAAAACATAAATATAATTATGTTTTTAAAGGTTATGAAACATTTTTAATTACGCTTTTCGTGTGGAGAATGATTGGTATCATTCTGCTCTATGTAACTAAAAATCTAAAAGTATTGGCTGTGTTTGCTAATTTTTATATTGGTGCTTATTTAGCTATATCTTTTTGTAGTTTGTATAAAATCACAAATAAAAAAACTATAAACATTATAATAATAATATCTATATTAATTGCTTATATAAGAGAGTTGTTGCTTATAAATATAAATTTACGTTTAAAAACAACCATCTAAGGTCCTGGAATATCATCCAAATTAATGTTTGGTCCTCTCATCTTTCTTTTGCGAGGAGCAGATGAACTAGGAGACGATGTATTCATCCCGTTAATCATGTTCATTAAGTTAGCACCAGTCTTCTTCATAATCATCTTACTGACAATAAAGAATGCGGCGTTCATGATGATCAAAAACAACAGACGAAGTTCGATGGGCCACTTAGAACCAGTAGGTACGTAAGACTTCTCACCCAGCTCGATGAGTAACTTCTGATAAGAGTTCATCGAAAGGATTTGCTGCTGAGTAAAACCTTGCATATCAAATCCAAGGAAGTTACCAAAGGTGAACTCAACAAGCATAAAACCACCAATCAAGTAAGTCTTATAATTCTCAACTGTGGAATCAAGAGACAGTCTGCGAACAGTATCATCATAAGACTTTTGCATTGCAAAATAGTCAGAGTGAATAGTGAACTCTGGTATTGTAGAATTAGGATAAGACTTTCTCAAAAGATCAAACTTGAACAATAACTCTCTCTTTAGATCATCGGTATCCTGGTCACCCAAGTTGACCTGATTAATATCACGCAAATGATCATTGTTGCTATACGCACCCTGTTTCTGTAATTCTGCCAAAGTTGGAGGGGCACCACTTGCTGGATCATGTGTCACAGAACGATAAGAAACTGAACGATGTGACGACTTATGTTGAAACTTATCCTCATGATGACGACTGTATTTATCTCTAGAATGCTCAAGACTTCTCTGCATATCAGCCATGCTGTCAACGCTTGCAGCATCCTCGTTATCCGTATCGTTTAGTAATTCTTTGAGCCTGTTGGATAAATCGTTATCAGAATCCTTGCTACGTGTGCTCTCATCATCTGGATAATCTTCCCGACCACGATCTTCCCGACCACGATCTTCCCGACCACGATCTTCCCGACCACGATCTTCTCGACCACGATCTTCCCGACCACGATCTTCCCGACCACGATCTTCCCGACCACGATCTGATAGATCGCTACCACTTCCGGTTCCTGTATCTTTTCCTACCTTCTCTTTGATTTCATCACCGCTTTGGAGACTTCCATTATCGCTATCGGAATCAATAATTTCGAGAGGTTTATCACTGTTAGGTTCAGGACTAGAGGGAGCCCATCGGTCTTTATGTCGAGTATCCTTGTGGGTATCTCTACGAGTATCCCGACGAGAGTCCAGGTCTTTATATGTTTCTTTTGAACGTTCACTAGTTGGTCGTTTAGCATCTGGTAATACTGGTACTGAAGAGGAGGGTACGTGTTCTTTATTTACCAAATCTTGTTTGATTTTAGCTTTATTTTCGAGCAATTCAAGGTAAAGTCTAGGCATCCGTGGAAAAGCTTGAGGTCTATCTGCAGGCTTTTCATCTCTTGACAGATACACCTTGACTACTTTAATATGGTTTTTCTTAGGCATTTATTACATAGATTATGTTCACTTTAAATACGAAAATATATATGTCCTAAAAATATAAATAAAAGTTTTTATTTATTTCTATATTAATAAATGGATAAAATCGTATTATACTTTTTCTTGCTCATGGGTCTCGCTGTTGCGGCAGTTGGTATATACTTCACAATTGTTTCGAGAGAAGATGCTACAAAGCATAAGGTACCCAGCTGGGTTACCAAACACGTTAAGACTCTTAAATGGCTTGGTCCTGTTCTCATCGTAGCTGGCGTATTAGGATTGGTGGGAGCTGCTTATTTATTGACTCGTGGAATCCATGAACATAGTGGTAGCCCCGCCAAGAGCAACTTTGGTTTCAAATTTTATTAAAAATAGGAATTTGTTCGGACTGATTGCTATTGAGTTTCTTTAGAATTCCAAAAAATAATTTGATTTATACTTTAGAAAAGTATAAATAAAATGTCCGTACAATCAGATGAAAAATGTAAATATAACACCGTATGTTGTTTAAAATGGGAAGCTGGAGCTCATACCCAGTTCTCAAAAAATATTTACAAGACTTTGAAGAAAAGTATATTATACGGCATGTCTGTTACACAATTCTTCTTTGGAAGTCCAAAGTCTTTTACTAGACATCGTGCATCCCAAGAAGATATTGATATATGTAAGAAACTACTTACACGATTCCCTCTCCATGTTTTCTCCCATTTCCCGTATGTAGCAAACTTTGCAGGATCTGTCAAACAATTAGCATGGGCTGGAAATCCAGAACAAGACAGCAAAACACAATTTATTCTTAACGAGCTTGAATACGAGCTTAGCGTGATGGCCAACTTTAATCAGGGAGCAAAGAGGAACGGTGTTGTTGTTCATCCAGGAAACTATAATAATCGACCTCTAGGTTTGGCTACAATTGCGGCTAGTATTAACAAGATTAACTTTGCAGAAGGATCTACTTTGCTACTAGAGAACGCGGCTGGAAAGGGTTGCTCTCTTGCAACAACATTCCAAGAAATTAATGAAATTATTGTTCGAGTTGTTCCAGCAAAGCAAAAACATATTGGAGTATGCGTTGACACCGCTCATCTGTGTGGATGGGGAGAATACGATTTATCTAAATGTTCTGAGATAGATCGAATGTTCAAAGAGTTTGATGATATTATTGGGATAGAAAAGTTTACTCTCCTTCATCTGAATGATAGTGTGGTACCTTTAGGTTCGAAGAAGGATCGGCATGCTCTATTAGGAACTGGACACATATGGGCAGAGAGTTTCAACTCATTAGTCCGTCTATTGGATACTTGTAAGAAACACGGTATCCCAGTTATGTTGGAGACTCATGGATTGGATATGTTGACCCTTGGAGCATTGAGCGATTCAACAAAGCTTACTCAATGATGCTTACAATTATAAGATACTTGGCCTTTTCTGTAAAATTGCTTAATCCTTCTTGTTTCCAATTTGTGCTACTATCTTCAACGACAATATTTCCTGTAATAACAACATCGTTAGGTGTTTGTCCCAACCCAATAATACTTGTATAATACCCAATTCTTATGTTAAGTGGATAGACACCAGGGAGGAACATAATAGCCCATTTTTTATCACTAAATTGTCCATTCCAATTCTTTGGTTGGGTTCCTCCCATCCAATTAAAAATGGTATCTATTTGTTGTTGCACAGATTTCATATTATCTTTAGGTCCAACTATGATCGAATTTTTCTGCAACAACACCAAACTAAAAGTAAGATGAAAGCACTCCCATTAAAAATTTTTTACGTAAACTAAATTTAAACATGTTTATTGGTACTTTCTAAAATAAAAAATGAATTTAAAAACAAATCCGCAGAAAGAAAACAACAATGTCTGATTCAAATGATACTTTGATTATTAAGGAAACTACGGTAACCACCCCGACAACAGTTCCCGTTGAGCCCGCATCTGTAGACGATGTAAATGAAAATGTAGATGAGGCGAAGTCCTCTGACGAGGCGAAGTCCTCAAATACACCAACACCCGACAGCGATACCGCATTACCCGCGGATGTTACTTCATTGAACCTGGAATTTAATAGGGCAAATATTGAAGCACTTGGCAATCATGTTCATCTTATCGATTCCGATGAGGATAGCAAGGTTGACATGTTCTGCTACGTCAAGTGTAGCGAAGAGGATAATAAGCTACTCAAGCAATGCCGTGGTGTGGTGTTTAACGGGAATGACCTTGTCATGAAAGCTTTCCCCTATACCAGCGAGTTTAACCACACAGAAGTGGATGGGATTAGCAAGTCTCTTGGCAAGTTCAATGATTGGTCCTTCTACGAGTCACATGAGGGAGCATGTGTTCGCCTGTTCCATCACGCTGGAAAGTGGTTTGTCTCCACTCATCGCAAGCTCGACGCTTTCCGAAGCAAATGGGCGAGCCGTGACTCGTTTGGGACGTCTTTCAAGAACGCTCTAACTGCAGAGGAAGAGCACAACCCAGCCTTCAAGGCTGGACTGCCTGCCGGTGAGAACATCCTAGAGCGATTCCAATCAACTCTTGATACTTCCAAGCAGTACATGTTCCTCGTCCGAAACACTAAAGACAACCGTATTGTCTGTTGTGCACCAGATCGTGCGACTGTCTTCCATGTTGGAACATTCGTTGAAGGTCAACTTGTCATGACAGAGGATGTCAAGCTTCCGGTACCAACCAAGTTGACCTTCCTCAATGTTGAAGAGCTACAGGCATACGTCGAGAATGTCAGTTATCGTGAGCTCCAAGGAGTGATCGGGTTCACCGACGATAACAAGCAGCTGAAGATTATCCACAAGGACTACCAGGATCTGTTCCATGCTCGTGGTAATGAACCAAGCATCAAGTTCCGCTACCTTCAAATTCGCATGAACCGTAGATTTATCAACATGCTCTACCATCTCTACCCTGACATGGCAGAGACGTTCGACGAATACGAGAACACTCTCTACGATATTGCTCGCAGTATCTACAGGGCATACGTTCAGCGTTTTATCAAGAAGCGGTACGTGACTGTTCCCCGAGAAGAGTTTGCTATTATTCGTGAGTGTCATTCTTGGCATATTGCTAATCGTGAAACGAATCGTATTTCTATCGATCAGGTTGTTCGGGTAATGAACACGCAGTCTCCTACTCATCTGAACCACATGATCAGGAGGTTCAAGCTCGAGCAGACTCGTCAAAAGGACCAAAAGGAATTGACTCATCCTCGATCGGACTCTGTGAAGAGCAACAAGAGTTTCGAACAGTCACCAGCCGTAAGGAACATCAACCCGACTCTTATTTCCCCTGTTCCTCCCCTTCTCCTTGGTAATGATACGGCACCAAAGAAGAAAAAGAAAGATCGTGGTCGCACAGCTACTATTCGTGTTCGTAAGCCTCTTTACGTGCCAAAGAATGTAATCCCTGGACCTGTCCCGCCGATTTGGCCTCAACCAGCTGACTCTCCGGTGGGACAGGACTAGTCATGTCCCGGAAGAATATATTATTATACACAATGCCAAAATGCATGTAAAGAATAAGGAGTTACTAATCTTATATTTTCAAATTGAAATTAATTTTAAACAATCACTGTTTAAAATAAAAATGGCAACAAATACAATTTCAAAGACATCTACAGTCCT